TCATCGTACGCCAGCCACCGATGCGAGCGCCATGTCTCGAAATGCCGTCAGCTGGGTCGCCTTGATGCAAAAGCCGAGGTTGATCATAGAACGGTTGAACACCTTGAAACCGGCCCCCATCGGAACCGGGTCGATTTCGATCTGCCCCTCGTTTGTCAGGAACGGACCCGCATACAAGATGCCGATGAGCGTTGCCCGCGCTCCTCCGAACGACAGGCCACCGTCCGGCTCCTGGTGAAGGCCGCTGGAGTAGTGGAAGATCGGCGAGCCACTGGAACCAGGAAAGCACGCGCAGTCGATCACAAACCGAGGGTGCCCGTCGAAGTCTAGTCCGGGGGAAGTGGCAGCGACGCCTCGGCGGACGATAGGTCGGTTGTTTGCAACGTCGGAGAGTCCGTTCGGGTATCCAATCATCGCGACGTCATCCAGAACGTCCAGCGCTCCTAGATAGTCAGCGCCTGCGATTTTGGCTTCGCCCACAAAGACGGTGTGCACGGCCACCTTTTGCTCGTTCAGGTGCTCGAGGAGCTGGGCCATGGGCAGGCACACCAAGTCCACCTGCGAATTGGGATGATCGACCCACCGAGCCTCGCGAACCGTTATGTCGTAGTGCGACCCATAGATGGGTGCGCCCGATGTGTCCGCCAACGTAAAGCGCAACACAACGTGGGTCGCACCCGCCACGACGTGCCTGTTCGTCACCAGCAACGGCGCGTGCCTCCCATCGGGAAGGTCGTATTGAACGAAGAAGCCGGTACCAGACCCCGAATTGGTGACGATCTTGATGGTAGTGTGAGAGATCTGACGGGCGGTGCTTGCCGCCTTTATCCAGGTCGCCGATTGGTTCATGTCGTTCATGCAGTCCCTCCGGTGATAATCAGTTCGCGAGCCGCTGTTCCGGCGCCGCTGGACACCGAATAGGTAAGCGAGACCTCCTCAAACCGAAAGCGAGCAAACAGCCGGCGGATGTCCGGTACATCGTTGATCGACAGGATAAAGCGGCCCTTGAGGCAAGCCAGTTTGTCGGCCAGCTCGGCGAACTGGTCGCGGGTGAACAGTTCGGCCCCATAGTCGTCCTCGCTGCCCCAGTACGGTGGGTCCAGGTAGAACAGCGTCCTCGGCCGGTCGTAGCGCGCGAGGAATGACTGCCATGGCAGATTCTCGATCGTCACGCCGGCGAGGCGCTCGTGCAGATCGGCCAGCAGAGGTCCCAGCTTGTTGAGATCGAAGCGGGACGACCGCGACACATCAACGCCGAAAGTGCGGCCGGCGACCTTCCCACCGAAGGCTAAGCGCTGGAGGTAGAGGAACCGAGCTGCGCGCTCGAGATCGGTTAGCGTGGCAGGGTCGGAGGCACGAAGCCGCTCGAATTCGCGGCGCCCGCTGACCTGGAAGCGCAAGGTATCCATGAACTGCGGGTAGTGGCGCTGCAGGATGCGGAAGAAGTTGGCCACGTCGCCCGAGTAGTCGTTGATCACCTCCGCCTTGGGCTGCATCGTGCGGCGCAGGAAGACGCCGCCCATGCCAACGAACACCTCAGCATAGGTGATGTGCGGGGTGGCGTTGATGAGCCCTACAAGCCGCTTTGAAAGCTGCTTCTTGCCCCCGATGTAGGCTGCCGGCGTTCGGGTCGGTTCGATCGGCCGGGGATAGTCAGTCGAATGCATGTTCTCTTTCCAGTGGACTCGATCCACCTTGCGGCGCCCTCGGCCGAGGAGCGGCGGGTGGAGCACTGGCAGTGGTGCTTTGGGGGTTGCTGGCAAGCTCTCCCCCAGTTGAGGCGTTGGCGCGCCTCGGCCGCCCGCCTACTCGGGGGGCGGGGTCCAGTAGGCCTCCTCGCGGAAGTCGGCCGGGATCGGGTTCATCGCCTCCAGCACAAAGCTGGCGCCCCAGATCGGCTGACGGAAGGCGGTTGCGGCGTCGAGGATGTTGAGCCAGTCGTCAGCGGTCACAACTACTGCGCCGTTGCCGGTGGCGATGGTCAGCGTCGCCTGGAGCTGGTTGCGGACAGCGCGGACGTTCGCCCACTTGCTCACTTCATCCCAGCCCACCATGTCGCCCGGCGTGGTGCGGATTATGTGAATGCCGCGCTCATCGCCGAAATCGTAGCTGAAGCCCAACGCCAGCCGCCGGTCTCGCTCGGCATGAACGTCGGCGGGCAGAACCCTTGGACCGGGCAGCCCATAGGCCTTCAGCGCCCCGGTGAGTTCCGCCTCGGTGTCGACGTGGGTCACGCCAGCGCCCACCGGCAACTCAGTGACATAGGCACCAGCGACCGAGGACCAGTAGCGGTCGCCGCCGACGATCCAAAACCAGTCGAAAGGGTATCGATACTCTCTCATTCGCTTCACCTTGCCGCGTTAGTTGTACTGGCCACCCGGCCCCTTAGTGCCAGCGATGCTGCCGGGGATGTAGGCCTCTCCAGCCGGCGAGCCGGCGATGTTGATCGCCGCGTTGACACCAATCGTGTACCGCTTGCCGGTCACAGTCGCCGCGCCGGGGAACGTGGTGCTGATGAGCTGGATCAAGCTCAGGCTGTCGGCATAGGCCGTGGAGACCGAGAAGGCGGCGCCGTAGAAGGTGACCGCCCTGCTGTTGACCGTGATGGTTGCCAGCCACCCCGTGAGGAGGTGAAAGCCGCCACCGCCCACCACGGAGTAATCGCCGATGGCATCGAGCTGGGCGCCCTGGGTGCCGCGGACGTGCGCATTGGAGCACGGCCCGAAGCGCAGGTTGGAGAACTGGATGTTGCCCGGGCCGTCCAGGTTCATCCCGTTGCCGGCAGCCCTCAGCTCCATGTCCTTGATGGTCCATCGACCACCACAGAAGTAGCCGTTGAAGCAGTTCCCAGCCGTGTTGAGGGCTGAATTGCCAGGATAGGCGGCATTGCCCAAGAAAGTCACCGCACCGCGCCCGACATAGGCCCGCAGCGCCACCCCTCCCAGGTACATCCCATCCGCGATGACAACGGCGGCGTTGAAGCTGCCCAGATCGAGGGTGTCGGAAATGACATCCATCGCCTTCTGAAGGGTCAGGAAGGCGCCAGCAGCGGTGTTCGATTTGCCGTCATGGCTGTCGCTGCCAGTCTTCATCGAGATCGTGCCGGTGGCGGCACCCGTGGTGTTGATGGCCGCTCCGCCTGAAGTCGCCGAGAAGCGGAACGTGTCGGCCGTCAGCCCCGCGGCAAGGACATGATAATCCTGCCCTTCGGTGACGCCGGTGGGCAGAGTGCCGGTCTCGGCGAGCAGGTGCGACCCGTGCTGCACCAGCGTATGAGTGCCGGCGCCGGCGCTCGAGGTGTTGATTGCGGCGCCTTCGGGAGTGGCCGAGACGGTGAAGGTGTTGGCGTTGGGCACCGTCTTGACGAAGTAAACCACGCCAGCCGCGTAGCCGGTCGGCAAGGCACCCGCCGTAGCGAACATGACCGGGTCACCGACTGCGAGCCCGTGCGCGTTGAGGGTGACCACGCCCGGCGACGCGTTCGAGATTGTCACCACCGGCGCCGTGGTGCTGATCGGGGCACCGCCCGGTGTCGCCGAGAACTGAAAGCTCGCCGCCGTGAGGCCAGCCGCAAGGACATAGTAGGTCGTGCCGGCCGTAACGCCAGTCGGAAGGCGGCCGCTCGAACTGAACTTGATCGGCTGCCCGGCCGCGAACGAATTCGCCATCGTCACCACGGCCGGCGTGGCGATCGAGATGGTCGCAGCCTTGTGGTTGGGCAGGATCGAGAACGACACCCGATCGTTCGCGACCAGACCATGTGCGACCTTCGTCACCACGCCAGGCGTAGCGATCGAAATGGAGACAGCACCCATGTTGTAGCCAACATAGAACACCTGGTCCGCCGCGAGGACGGTCCGGACACCGATCGCTGACTGAGCCCCGGTCAGGGTGGTGCTGTTGAGCAGCGACGCGATGAATGCCGACAGGGTTACGTCAGCGTCTGGAAGGATGAAGGCACGATCGGCGGCAAGCGAGGCCGGCGCCTTCAAGGAAACCTTGCTGGTGCCGTTATCGGTGTCCTCGGCGAGGTCGAGCTGAGCCGGGCCCGCCGAGCTAGCTGGAGTGAACGCCGACGAACCGCGGAAGTAGCTTCGCAGCAAGCCTCCGTTCGCGGAAACCATCGCGCTCTCGCCGGTCGCCAGTGCCAGGGTGGCCACACCGTCGATTGTCTCAGCCCCATCAGGGTCGATGGTCAGCGGCCCGGCGCCGATGTTCTTGAACATCGCCAGCCACTTCGTGCCCAGCGACGCCACCGGATCGAAGTTGAAGGTCACGCCACCGGCGCGGTTGGCAATGAAGATTTTGCCATTGTCGGCTGCGGTGACGGTGCGGCTGGCGGCGGTGACAATCTCCTCGTTGGCGCTGAGCACGCCGTCGTTGCCCGGCGCGCCCTTGGCCGATGTCAGTTCCCAGCGGCCAGCCACCAGGTCGGTAGCGAAGTCGCCCGCAGCGTGGGCGATCAGGCAGATGTAGCTGGAGCCGCCGAACTGCACGCCGTCCTTGAGGGCGTAGGCGGTCCCGGTGACCCACGCATGGCGCCAGTTCACCAGGATGCCAGAGGGACCCGTCGCCCCGACGCCGCCGCGAAATAGGATCGCCGCCGACCAATCGGCGTCGGTGCCGCTCAACTTGGCGAACACTACCGGGTCGGTGACGCCGGCACCGTCGCCATTGAGCGACAGGTAGCCGAACGCGGTCGGCCGATCATCGTAGGTGGCCCGGCCGGCGAAGTTGCCCAGGGCGTCGAAGCGAAGCCCGGTGTTGGGCACCTCGAGCGTCGCGAGCAGTTGGATCATCTCGGCCGTCGACATCGACAGCGAGCGGTTGGTGCCCCACTCCGACGAGGTTTTGAAGATCGCGTAGGGTAGCCCTGTGCCGGAGACACCCGGAAACGGAATGGCAAACTTACCGTGCGTGGCATCGGTGATCTCGGCGATGCCGACCATCATGCCGGCGACATTGAGCTGGTCGCCCGCCTTTGCGTTGGGCGGCAGCCACCCGGTACCGGTGCCGACAAAGTCAACCGACCCTTCGGTGACAGCGATCGTACCGACTGAGTAGATCTCGGTCATGCGAGAGCCTCCTAGAGCTGGCCGAGCCAGAGATTGATGTTGGTGAAGCGCCAGGTGCTGGCGAACGAAAAGGCGCCAAGCGGCCCGGCGCTCCAGTGGGGCGCGGCGAGTTCGCGGGGCGGGAAGTTGATCGGCGGGTCGGTGACGCCGCCCGGGTTGGTGTAGTAGTAGCCGGCGATCTGGTAGGCTGGTGGGCGCCTGAGGGTCGTGTAGAGGTCGGGGAAGAACACGATGTTTGGGTCGAGTTCGTTGGGGTCGTAGAGCCCGGTCGACTGCTTCCAGTTGAGGCGCACGAAGCCACCGGCAATGTCGAACCAGACGATGCGGCGCGTCCAGGCGTTGAACTCGAGCCGAGCGCCCGAGCGCATCGTCAACCAGGTGTTTTCGAGGATCGACTTTACGAAGGGCCCGAACACATCCTCGCGCGGGTTGACCGTGCGGGCGCAGCGGATGTTGCCGAGGATGAAGTTCGGCGACAGGCCGGCGGTGATGGCGGCGAGGTTGATGCTACCCTGCTGGATGCCCGCATCGATCTGCAGGCCCCAGGCGTAAGCGCGCCAGCCTCTATTGGGCGAGCCGCCGGTGGTGCCGGTGTTCATGATCGTGTCGGTCGACTTCGACACGTCCGGAAAGGCCACGTCGATGTTGGTCAGCTCGACCTTCTGGACGATCGGGATCAGCTTGGTGGCATGGTCCATCACCAGGCCGTCGTCGGCGTCGTCGCGGATCTCGAACTTGGTGGGGCTGAGTTCGATACTCACCGCTGCACCTCTACTGAGGGCACAGCGACCATCGAGCCGGTGTAGCGAGCAGCATTGTAGAAATCGTGGGTGACGGTCCCCAGGGCGTCGGCGAAGCGGCAGATGCCGCCGGCGGTGTCGATCTGCTGCACGGGGGCGGACAGCCGATATGGGCTCTCGCCCGTCGCGACCGCTCGCAGGTAGTGATAATCGCTATCGAAGGTCTCACCGCGAACGCGGCCATCCTCGGCCCAGAACACCTCATTGGGCAGCGGTGCTGGCTCGCGCAGCACAATCAGCTTATAGGTCTGATTGAGCGCCGCCAGCGCGCCCGTCCCGCTGTCGACGCGCTCCCTGGCACGCACCTCAGTCGTGGTCAGATAGATATCGAGGTAGCGGGTGCCGCCCGAACCGTTGACCTGGATGGGAATGCCGGGATCGACGATGCCCTGACCGCTGGCAACGAGACAGATCGGGATGATGCCCAGGTCGTGGGTCCCGAGCAGCCGGTCAATCGTGTAGGCTTCAGGCGTCCAGTTGAAGGCGAAGTTCGACCAGCTGAAGCCGTTGCTGGCGGCAACAGCAGCATGGTTGATCGTCACGTCGATCTCGATATGCCGCTGCAGGTAGGCAAGCGCCGAGTGGATTTTGATCTTGTCCAGGTGCGCCAGCGGGTTAGTCAGCGGCGCGTCGAAAGGCGCCGCAGCGGGCTCGCGGTAGATGGCCCAATGGCCGGTCGCCTGGTCGGCATCAAAGACATCGTAAGGCATCAGGGCACCAGCTTCCTGATGCGGATCCGCCCGACCTTGGCGTCGACCTCGAATGTGCCGTTGGTCCGGTAGAACCGGCCGTTGGCGATATCGAAACGGTAGGCGTCAGTGGGGTCGCGGAGGAAGCCGGTCACCACCGTGCCGATGTTCGCGATGTTCATCGACACCTCGCCGGTGACTGCGTCGACGGTGAGAACAGGAATCGGCTCGCCATCCGGCGTGGCGAACACGTGGAAGGTGCCAAGCACGCCGAAGTAGGCCTCGGCGTCACCACCGACGCCGACCTCGGCGCGCACGATCCAGGCGGCTTGGGACAGCACTCCGCCGAGCTGCGCGTAGGCCTTCGCCATGATGGTCGAGCGCGCCCCACCGGGATCAACTACCGCCTCGAGCCGCAGGAAGCCGCCCGCCAGTGAGTTGGCGAGCTGAGCGATCACCTCATCGATCCGGCTGGCCAGGGCCTCGGTTTCGCTGGCGCGAACGCGCTGCTCGGAAAGCACCGCGGCTGTCGCCTCTTTGTGCTTTGCGACCAGGCTCTCGCGGATGAAGTTGGCGGTCATAACAGCCGTCGTGACGGCGCCAGCGACCTTGTCGAGCTGATCCTCCCAGGTGGCGATCAGCTCGGCCAGCGAACCCGATCCAGTCGACGCCAGGAACCCGTGAGCGGCGGCCATCTCTGGCCCGAGCATGTTGGGCGCGATTGGCGGCACGTCGACATCCGGCAGGGGCGGCGTGTGCACCGGCTGCCAGGCGGTCCACTCGGTCTCGCGGGTGGAGATCGGGTCGTACCTGCCACGGCACAGATAGTCGTCGTCCGACAGCACCGTGCCCGGCGGCGTGGTACCGCTGCCCACCGCAAAATCCGAAGCGAACTCGCCGGCGAGCACCAACTCGTCGGTCCCGCTCAGCTTGACCTGGTACAGCAGCGCGCGCACGTCGACCTGGTCGCCATCCCAGGTGAACTTGATGCCCGGCCGACGCGCCGTGCCGCCGCTGTCAACGTGCGTCCAGGGCGAGACGCCAAACTCGCTGACGGGCTGCGGCGGCGTCCCCGAGACCCCGACCGTCCCCACCGTAAAGGGCAGCTGGTCGACCTCGGGGTCGTAGTCGTGGTCGGCCGGGTCGATCTCCTGCAGGCTGACGGGCGTTAGGTAGGTCGGCTCATCCTCGCACTCGGTGATGATAAACTTCTTGGCGGTGTAGCCTTCCTCGGCGCTGGTCCAACTGACCACGTCGAGCGGTTCCAGCTCGGAGGCCTCCGGCGGCAACACGAGGCCATGGCGGCGGAAGCGACGGGCTTCCTCGATCGCGGCCTTCATCAGGCGTTGCACCTGGGTGGCCGAGGGCACCACCTCATAGCGGACATCGATGGCGAGCTGGCGCCCACCGTCCTCGTCCTCGTGCGTACTCGAGTAGCGCGCCGGCGCATCCTTGTAGACCCAGCCAGCCGCCGGCTCTGGGTAGGTTGCCCGGATGGCGTTGTGGGTCTGCTCGAGCACGGGATACGGGTCGAAACCCTGTTCACGCGTAACGAGCACGTCGCGGTCGGTGAAGGAAAACACCGACGACGACGGCAGCCCGCAGATCATCTTGAAGGTGCCGCCGATCTCGGCGATGCGGCCCGCACAGCCCTTCAACAGCTCTTTAATGACCGTCTGGGGCTCCATGTCCCCGGTGATCTCGAAGCCGCCGGTGTACTGCTGTTCGGTGCCGCCGCCGGCGAGGCCGACCAGGGCACGCGCCTCGCTGATCGCAGCAATCCATGACGACGCCGGCAGCCGGCCGGCCGTGATGGTTTGCCCACCCCATACCCAGTCGCCCTGGTACCGGATGCCCAGCAGGATGTTGTAGATGTGGACCGGCAGCAGCCTGCTCGGCTCCCACGTCGCCGGGTTGTTCAGGCGGTGCGTTCCCGAGCCGCCGGCGGTGCTGTCTTTCGAGATATCGTAGAGGGCGATGCCATCTGTCTCGAATTTGACCTTCGGCCAGGTCTTCAGCAGATCCTTGTTCACCAGGAAGGTGAGGATCATCTTGGCCTGGCCGCGGCCGATCATGTCGGCTGTGTAGGGGTGATCGGGATCAGCGCCGAACTTGGCCAGCATGTAGGCGTCGGCCGCCGTCTGTGTGCCGTCGTGGTAGCGCGCCCACCAATGGTCCTTGCCCCCGACCCGCCCCTCCAGGATGGGATAGCCCTGGGCTGTGGGGACAGCGTCCCAGTCGATCGTCACCTTCTTGTCGCCGATCCAGGCGCCCGGTCGGTTGGGCAGCGGCAGGTCGGAGATGATCCGTTCTTCGACGTAGTACGCGTTCGGGGTTTTGCCGGCGCTGCCCCACCGGCCGCGATAGGCGAAGCTGCCCGCGGTCATGCGGTAGCCCATGACGAACGAGATAGGCAGATCGTCGCCCCCGGCGGCCGTGCCGCGGATGCCCGACGCCGACGCCGAGCCAGGCGACTTCGACGCAGTGAACTGGCGGATCAGCGTGCCGGCGTAGTTCGCAGCCACCCCGATTGCGACATTGGCGACGATCCCGCCGAGCGGCGTTGCGACGAACGCGCCAATGGCGGCGACCGCCGGCGCGGCCTCGGCCCGCTCGACGTTGGCCGATACTAGCGCTGTCGACAGCGCCAGGGCGAGCAGCAGCCGCCTAAGCATCGCCAATCCGCCAGGCGCGGGTGGCCACCAGGCGCTCCATGGTGCCCTTGCCGTCAGGACGGCGAACAAGGATGCGCTCGCCGTTGCAGATCGCGAGGAGATAGCCGAAGCCGCTATCATCGGGCACGGCCATCAGATCGCCAGCTCGCGCCTCTGAGGGGTGGATCTCGCAGTCGGCACCGGTAGCTTCAGCCAGCAGCGCGCGGACCATGTCCGCAAGGTTATCGTGGCCAGCGGAGCGCATGATCCGCAGGGCCCCGATCGCCGACGCGTAGCGCCCCCGATACGGCGCTGCCGGGTCGATGCCGAGCACAGCCTCGACTGCAGCGCCGGCCCAGTTCGGCCCGCAATCATCGGGGCCATAAGCAAAGGGGTTGCGCTCGATCGCGTCGATCAGCTGCTCCAGCCGCTTTCGCCATTTCGGGTGCCGGCGCATCAGGTCGGCTTCCCGTCTGCCTCGCCCCAGGACAGCTCCCACTCATGGGCTACGTCGGCGTACTTCATCTGCCGATCGCCCAGGCGGAGGCGCTGGGTCTCGTCGGAGCGCTTGGCTGGGTTGGTCCGGACGAGCTGGGCCGCGTCCGACATGCAATTGAAGGTCAGCGAGCCTTCTTCGCCGACTTTCGGGCGGGTCCGCTTCGCAGTCTCAATGATGCCGAGGAACCGGCAGCGCGGCGGTGCGACGGGCAGCCGCCCCTTGACGGTGAGCGGGACCCGATGAATTTCCACCGGCCGAAGGCGGACTGTGTAGTTCGTCATCATGAGCTGCACCCGCGGATGCAGGCGGTTCAGTTGGAAGCTCGCGGGGCCGTATGAAAGGTCGCTAGTCAGCTTGATGGGGTTGACCTTGATGACGGCCCCATCCGAGGCGAAGGCCCGCTGCTCGAGCGCGCCAGTGGTGCCGCTGATCACCTCTACGTCGGCCGGCAGGACGTGGTCCCAAAAGCAGAACTGCTCAATGGAGCCGTCGACCAGCGATTTCGCCCAGATGGTGATCAGCGATCGGGGCGCGAGCCCTTCATGCCGAGCCGCGGCCAGGGCGTTGACGGTGGCGACATCGGACCCGCGCAAGGAAGGCTCCCCAGTTGCACTGAGCGCCGGGACTTGCCCGACGCAGCGAATGGGGGCAGTCTGCTGGAGGCCGCCTGGATAAGAACCCCGGACAGATGTCCGGCCTTCTGATCAGGGCCTCTGCTTCACCGTGAACGACATGCCGTCGACGATCGACGAACGGATCGCGCCCTCTCGCAGTGTGCCTGGAACGATGAACATCTTGGCCGCCGGCCGCCGGAAGTTCACCGACATGCCTGCAGCGACGCCAGGCCAGACGAAGGGGCCGATCGGGACCAGCGCGGTGTTGCCGAAGCCGTTGGCAGTGGCGGTGCCCCAGACCTCGAACACGAACCGCCGCTCGGGATTGGCGCCGAACACCACCTCGCCGAGATCACCCCAGCCCAGCTCGTAGCCTTCGGGCAATCCGGCGAAGCTGATCCTGGTGTTGTCCGGATCAATCGCGAGGATGGTCACTGGCGACGCACCGACGATCGTGCCGTCCGGGTCGGCCGCGGGATACTCGGCGATCGGGTTGGGCATCAGGAACGTCTGGGTCGGACCGTTCAGCGCACGCACCAGCGCGGCCAGCCGGCGCGCCTCGGGCCACTCCGACCAGTCGAGTACCACCTCGCCGCCCCACAATGGGGAGGCCATTTCGATCGACAAGGCGTCAGCTGATCCCAGCCCCGCCAGTTCGTCATTGCGCTGCTGGTTCCAGGTGGTGCCCGGTGCGATCGGCAACAGGTCATAGAACTCGGCGAGCGAGCGAGCTGGGACGATCGTCAAGTTGGCCTCCGCATCGGGTTGGCAAGATAGGCGGCGACTAGCTGGTGAACCTGCGACAACAGCGCCTCGTCGCGCTGGTCGAGGATGCGCTGATAGGCCGGGATGTCAGCAGCGCCGCCGGCGACGGTGAAGCTGTTGACGAACGTCGGGGCGAAGCCGCTGCCAGCGCCGCTGCGCGCCATCTCCATCGACACATCGTGTGGGATAATGCGGGTGTTGTTCGGGAGATCGATGATCTCGCCGCCCTCTTCGTTCACCCTGGTCAGACCGCCGGACCAGTTGTTGGTGCCGCGGGCGTTCTTGCCGACCCCGCCAAAGCCGGGGATGAAACTGAGCAGGTTGGAGCCACCTGTCTTGCCCCCGCCAAAGACGGCGCCAAACACCATGTCCCAGATACCATCAGCGACAAGCCCCAACGCCTTGTCCCTGATCGTGTCGAACACAGTGGCGGCCGCATCGCCGAACTCCTCGAGCGTGACCGTTCCATCCTCGGCAGCGCGCCCGAGCCCGACAATGAAGCCCTGGGTCACGCTCTGGCCGGTCTGGTAGAGGTCGTTGTTCTGCTCGATCTGGGTGGCAAGCCGTGCCTGGGCACTTGCCTCCTTCTCGATCTCGGCGACACGCGCCGGCGTCAGTCCGATGGCATCTTTGCGAGCCGCGTTCTCCAGCTCCATCTGGACCCGCAGTCGGGTCGAGGCGAAGGTCGATAGGCCAATGACGCGAGCCTCGATCTCCTGCGATGCAGTCCGTTCGCGAATGCTCTCGATCGCCTGGTCGTAGTCCGACTTCTGCTTTGCGAGGCGGGTGGCGTCGCGGGCTGCGCGCTGGGCCTCTTGCTGGGCCGCCTGAGCGTCGAGGGCGGCAACGGTGTCCTGGTACTGAGCCAGAGCAGCACTGCGCAACACACCGTCCGGGGACGAGCCCAGGGCCGCGTTGAGTGCGTCGCTCGCCTTCTCGTACTCAGTCCGCAGATCCGGCGCCAAGTCCTTCAGGCGCTCGATAGCCGCGAACGCGGTGTCGGCTGACGCGCTCACATCGGCGAGCAGCGCCTGGTTCTGCAGTGCCGCCAGAGAGGCAGCGGTCGCATCGGCCTCGCCACGTGCGGCCATCAACTCGCTGGCTAGCTGATAGACCTGATCGGCCATCGCTTTGATGCCGTCGTCATCGGTTGTGTTGAACAGCTCCCGCGCGGCAACCGCAGCGGCGTCCAGCTCATCCTTGGTCGCCGACGTGTTGAGGCCAAGGTTGTTGAGGTATTCGACCTGGTCGATGAGTTTCTGCAGCTCAACACCGTCGCCGCCGATAGAGGTGGCGGAAAACTGCAGCTCGCGGATGAACTCGGCAGTCGAAGCGAGACCGGCGCGAGCCGCATCGATACGGCTCTGCAACGCCCCCGCCGCGGCTTCCTGATCTTTGAGACTGGCTGCCAGATCCGACGCGACCACCCCCTGCGGGAGCTTCTTTGCCCGATCAATCGCCGCCTCAGCAGCGTCGCCGGCGGCCTCATAGCCGGTCAGGATCTCCTTCAGCCACTCGCCGTGCTTTTCCAGCGAGTCGTTTGCTTCCTCTGCCTCGCGCCCCATCCCCATGAACGCCTGGATACCCGCCGCGCCCAGGCCAACAGCCGCGATGGTAATCAGCGAGACTGGCGAAAGAACGGAGAACAGCGCAGCTCGCAGGGTCGCCGCGGCGCCTGCGGCACCAGTGGTGCCGAGCACCGCAGACAACTGGGTGCCCTGCTGCAGAGCGATCTGCAGCGGGCTCATACCCATCGCCGAGGTGACACCAATATCCTGGAACTGCGCCGCGACATTAGCGGTGTTTAGCGACTGCAGGCCGGTGTTGTGGGTCCGGGCGTTGCTGTTTGCGGCTAGGCTCTGGGTTAGCGAGTCATAGGCCTGGCGCTCACGTAGGATCGCGGCACTGGCTTCATCTGCCGTCAGGGCGCCCAGGCGATGCGCGCGATTGATCTCGGCGATGGCGGCTGTCTGGCGCTGTTCGGCCGCGAACAGTGGGTTGAACTTCGCTCGCAGCTCGTCCAGGCCCTTGCCAAAGGCGGCAAAGCCATCGTCGGCCGAGCTACCGCGCCGAGCACCGATACCGAGCATGCTGTCGATGCGCTGCTGCAGGCCGGAACCGCCGCCGGCGACGCGGGTCACGGTGCGGTCCAGCGCCTCCAGGGCGCGCTGCTCCTCCTGGGTGGCCTGCACGGCGCTGGAGGAGTCACCGACCAGCTTAAGGGAAACGACGAAGGGCTGAGACATCAGGAGGCCACCTCGCCGTAGGCAATGAGGGCAGCCTCCTCGAGCGTGCGGAGCTGCGCGAACAGCAGTCCCTTCCGCCGCTTCACGCCTAGGGACCGGCGCACCGGCTCGATTGCCGCGTAGTCGAGGCCGGTGCGCACGAGGCGAGCGCGCTCGAGCGTGGTGAGGGTGGCAATGCGCCACTGGGTCCTAAGCGCGAGAAACACCCGCACCGCATCCCAGTTGATGTCCCAGACCTTGAACACTTCGACCTCGCTGGATTTCGCCGCCTTCACACGAAAGCCCATGGCGGCGAACTGCTCCTGGATGGCTCCGGTGATCGCGGCCGGCTTGCGTGGGTCAGACCTGCCGGCCTGCGCGAAGACCCAAGCCCGCGCGGCCGCGATCAGTTTCCCTCGGCGGCCTTCCCACTGATCGACTCGGCATAGGCCTCAATTGCGGCGGTGCGGAAATGCGATTGACGCAGCAATGCCTCGAGAGCGTCCGCCGAGAACGGCACGGGTTTGTTGGCCTGGTCGCGAATACCCTCCCAGCCGACCAGCACCCGACGGATCTGATCTTTGGAAGCCTCGACGTGCGCCTTGCCGTCACGAGCGGCGCGCAGCTGCCCCGAGAGCTGGATCGCTTCGTCCTCGTCCATCAACCGGAAGGTTCCGACGAATTCCTGGACAACGACCGCACCGGCTTTCTCGGGGTTTGGCAGAGTGACCTTCACCGGCCAGGGGTAGACGTGCTCAGCGGTCATTACGAACTGCATTTTCTGGTCCCTTTGAAAGCCCGTTGAACGGCTATTTGACGGTGATGGTGATGTCGTCGTTACCGTTGGTCGGCTGGATGATCAGCGGCAGCTGGCTGTTGACGATCTTCTGGGTTGCGCCGTAGCCCGGCCGACCGATCTGCACCTTGGCGGCGTCGACCTTCACGATGTTGCCGGCAACCGTCCCGTGCTGGAACGCCAGGGCGCCCGTAACGGGAGGGTTCGCCCTGGCGATGCCGAACCAATCCTTCACTGCCAGAGTGTCAGCCTGGAGGGTGACGCTACCGGTCACCTCGTGGTCGACGATCTTGATGCCCTTGCGGTTAAGCAAGAACCGGGTCTCAACCTGGTTGCCGAAGTCGATCGCAAGGCGCTCGGCCGGTAAACTGACGCCGTGCAGGGCAAGCGTGGTGGTGCCTTCGCCGAGCGGTAGCGGAGTGACAAATGCGTCGAGGTCTTCGACCGGCATGGGCTGGTCGGTAATTGTGCCAGCGATGCCCCACATTTCGTAGCGGAAGTGCGGCAGCTGCAGGCCCTGCATCTCGGGAATAGTCAGCTTGCCCCGCGAGCCGAGCAGCACGTGCCGCACGCCATCCAGGAAGTAGTGAAGCGTCGCGCTCTCGTAGCCCGTGGAGATCTTCGAATAGACCACGTCCGTGTCCGGGGTGATCGTTTCGGCGAGGCCGGCCGCGCGCATCATCACACCATAGGCGGGAGCGTCACCGGCGGCGCCAGCGCCGGCCATCTCGATGTCGAAGGTGAGCTTGGCGTAGTGGCCGGTCAGGATCAGGCCCTGGTGGCCACGATATTTACGCAGAACGCCCCGGCGGATGTCGGTGCCGAGCAGCGGTTCGATGGCAACGTTCTTCGCCAGCATCGCATTGAGCGCGCCGGTAGGAGCAGCGTCGGTCTGCTCTGCAAGTTCGATCTTGGCGAGCAGCGCGATCGCGTCTTCGTGGCGTTCAGCCATGGTCAGTTACCTTTCCTCTGCGGGCGGGGTTTCCGGCTCGGCCGGCACACCGGCGCGAACGAGCTCACCCGTGGTCCTGTCGCGCACGTAGCTGCCGCCACGCGTTGGCGTGGGCCGGCTGGGCGCCGGCGGGCTGGGGCGTTTCGCCATCAGCGTTGCTCCTTGATGAAGGTGGGGGCCGAATAGGTGTCCTCGAACCAGACACACCCGTGCGAGGCCTGGACGATCTCGCCGCCCACATGGGTGATCCGGTCGACCATGTCGGACGGCCTGAAACCGATGAGCTGCCGGCGACACCAAGCCTTCAACTCCTCCAGTTCGTCCTGGACGGCGTCGCCCTTGGCGTCGCCGAGATCCTCGGCGACAATCACCACCATGATGTCGCGCTCCTGGCGCTGCAGCACGGGACCGGTCGCGCGGTCATTGTCGGCCGACACCTCGCGGGCGCTGAGGACGTAGGCGCCGGGCAGCACGGCATCCGGCCTATCCTTCACCTGGGAAAGCGCGGTGGCGCCCTGGACAAAGGCGAATGGCGTGCCGGGCGACAGCAGCTTGGCCTTCATTTCCGGAATTGTGCTCACTGGCCGACCTCCCGGCGCAGGTAGCCGCTGACGATCTCAGGCACCTGCTCACGGTCGTAGGCCGAGATCCCGAGGTAAGCTCGAGCGGGGACACGCACGGTGTGTCCGCGAATGCTGACGGCCTTTTCGGTGGCCCCCTTGGTCCCGAGACGAACGAAGCGAGAGCGCACGCCACCACCCTTTCGGCGGATGCTCTTGAAGCGGATGGTCCCCCGCCGCGGCTGCATCGGGATCTCGCCACCGAGCTGATGGATGCGCGCATAGACGAGGTTCGAGCCCCACTCGACACTGGCATCCAGCGCCTCGTAGGAGATCGATTGGAACAACCTGAGCTTCACCCGCAGCATGTGATCGAAGCCGCGGCGGCCGGTGCCGACGCGCTTGGCTGCCGTCCTGGGCGACAGCGCCGGCCAGCGCTGACCACTCGGCGCGGTCTCAAGCTCAATGTTGCGCTGCGTCGAGAACACGAAGTGCGCGCCCAGCTCGTCCATCGCCGGCCGCGGATTGTCCGCAGCACGGTGCAGCCGGTCGAGGGCGCCCAGCACTTCGTTGTCGTCTAGCCTGAAGCTGACGCCCGCCATCACATGCCCTTCAGGCTGTCGCGGGAAAACACCCTATCGGCGCCCTTGCTCTGGACGCGCCCGCCGCCGGCGGCCGATGGGATGACACCGGCGTCCTCGATCACCACGAGCCCGCGGGCGACCTGCTGCAGCCAGCTGAGCGCGTCGGAATGAGCGCGGTCGATCGCGCTGTCCTTTTCGACGGTGTCGCCATGCAGGTAGTACATGGCGATGTCGGCGGTCACCTTCACCAGGGACGCCGGCACCGTCTGCAGTGGGAGCGAGTAGGCCTTGACCAGGAAGCTATCGGCCACCGACGCCGCATCGGCCAGGTGGCGCGCGACGGTGGTGTCGTCGATCGTCGTGGCCGGCCTGTTGACGCGGTCGGTCAACTGGATGAGCTTTCGCTCCCAGCCGCGCTCGATCAGGTCCTGCTTGGTGGCGTAGCTCATCGCTCGGCTCAGTGCTGCGGAGCGGTGTCGCTGACGACGCCCTGGTCGAGCAGCTGCTCGAGCAGCTCGGGCTCGATCTTCAGCGGCTCACCGATCGGCTGGTTGGCGCCGTTGTAGCGGATGACTTCCAGTGGCCAGCAGATCGCCGTTCGCCCCAGTTCGATCCGGGCAGCCTTCAACCGCTGCAGCACCGCCGTGGTCGCAGTCAACACCAGCTCGGCGTCGGCAACGTCCCCATCCAGGCGCGCCAATGCGCCCTCAGCGTCGCCGGCCTTGATCTGGTCACGGATGCTATTGATCACGCCGCTTGCTTGGTCGAGCGCCTCCTGGACGATCGCCTCCCGCATGCCATCGGACATAGGAAAGATCGCGTGATGCGGGCCAGCTGCGGGAGCAGCCAGATCGCTGCTCCCGCCGGGCTCTTCGCTCTCACGGGTATTGGTCGCCGGGGGTCGCACGGCGCCCCCGGCCAAGCCCAACTCGGCATCTGCAGGCGCCGGCGGGGCGGAGGCATTCCCACCGTGCTCCGTCGAGCCGGCCGCCCCCTCGGGAAGAGTGCCCGCCGAGGAAGCCTCGAGCGAGCTGAGTTTGGTGATGCGCGCTTCCGCGTCGCGCACCGCGTTCTCGCACTCGGCGAGCAGGAAGGTCGCGACATATCGATCGTCCTCGGAGGCGTCGGACGCCAGCCCGTCAAGCGCCGCCTGGGCCGTTGCTGCAGCGTCAACCGCGGCGGCCAGCGCCGCGCGGGCCTCGTCCCAGGCACTCGCCTGGTCGGCAAGCTGGTTGCCCTGCATAGTCGCCAGTTCGCTCGGCGACTTGGCCGTCGTCGGCTTCGGCGTCAACGTCTCGCGGGGTGTGGCGCGCTTGGCCATTCGTGGTCTCCTGTCGGATCTTGCAGCAAGGCTCGGGAGAGCCCTCCTGGAAGATCCGCCGGCCGAAGCCGGCGGACGCAACTCAGAAGGCGCGACTAACTGGGCGGACTTCGTTCGAGCTGGGAGCAGTCGAGGCGCCGGATATCCAGCACCAGGCCGGGCCCCTCCTGACCGTCGAAGCGCACCGCCTCGAGGCAGAGGCCGGTCGCCGCGAGCAGCTTCGGTTCGCACAGCGCCAGGTCGACGCTCTCGGAGAAGAGCATTTCGACGAGGTAGGCGTCCGGCTCGAGCTGGGGCGTGTCGCAACCGAAACCCTGGGCGATGCCCACCTCGGGCGACGCCAAGTCGACAGCGGCAATGGCCGTCGGCGCCGCGAAGGCCAGCATGCCGGCGGCAGCAACCGCCAAAACGAAGGAACGAAGATGCATGAGCTTCCTTTCGGGTCTTGCAGAGAGAGCCACATGGCGCCCTCTGAAAGACCCGCCGGCCGCAGCCGGCGGGATCGGAGAGTTGATCGATCAGGCGACGGCGGCGCCGATGCGGTAGCCGACGTCCTTGGCGCAGACGAGTTCCTTGACCCGCTCGCCAACGCGCACCCACTCGCCACCCTGCAGGCCGATCTTGCGATCTTCCCAGGAGCCGGCGAGGCGCTGACCGAACTGCGCCGTAAAGCCGAAGGTGATCGTCGGGTCGTTGGCCTGGGCCTTGGCCGGATCGACGTAGAGCAGCTCGATCGACTTGCCCCAGACGCGCTGGAGGTTCACCGCCTGACCCTTGTTGGCCGTGTTTACGTAGCTTTCGCCGATCAGCAGACGGTCGACGTCAATCTCGAACAGGTCAGCGAACTGCTGTTTGGTGATGATGCCTTCGTTGGTCAGGTTGCCCTTCACCGCATTGACGATCTTGGGATGGCGCTTGACCACGTCCCAGACCACACGGCCCATGGCGATCGTGTTCGGCCGGTAGATCAGCGTCGCGGACATACCGGTTTCGATGACGCCGATCGGGTCGGACGTGTCGTCGCTGAACTGCTGAGCACCGACCAAGGTAACCTTCTTGTCGGCCGAGTAGTTGTTGGGGTCCTGGATGACCGCAGCAGCTCGCACCTCGCGGGCCAGCGTGATCAGGTTAGTCAGGCCTTCGGACGCGAGCTTCTTGGGGTCAATCTTCGACAGCCCTGCGGCACGCGCGGCATCGGCGGCCTGGATGTCGGAGAACGGGATGTCGCTGTCGAGACCGTGGTCATCCACGCTCGAGCTTTCCTCGTCGCCGGTGAATTCGACAGTGTTCACCTGGCCACGACGGCCCACCTGGGTCTCCGGATAGCTGAACGCCTCAGCGATCGGGAACGAAGTCCATTTGAAGGTCTCCTGCAGCACTTCGACGCGCGGCAGTACGCGATCGGCAATGAGCGCGTGGGCGGGGTTGCGGTAGCCGATCGCGATAGCCGTAAGGATCGGATCGACGGTGAAGGGACGAATGGGGGCCATGGGCCGAAGCTCCTGTTACGCCGATGCCTTGCTGAGGCAGCCCGGTGCGATGAGGTAGGGAATGATGTCTTCATCGGCGCCGATCTTGAGAGCGAAGCCGATGATGCGCACCTGGGTGGAGTTGGCGGGCAGAGCTTTGATTGCCTTGCCTTCTGCGTCCGCCGTCAGCGGGTCCATGAAGGCGACGGCGCCGCCGCAACGAACCTCGCCCTGGCCAACGAGGCCGATATCGGCCTGGCCGCCGGCGGCGACGCCCATGCTGTCCACAGCGCCGATCAGCAGGTCGGTGTTCGCCGAAGCGATCTCAACGGTGCCGTTGGCGGCCGAGGCCTTGGCGATGAGGAAGCCGGTGATCGCACCGGCCGCCTTGAAGCTCTTAGTGAAAAGCGAAGTGGTCATCTGGGCCGGTTCCTTACTTCTTGGCCTTGGCCTGCTCGGCCTCGACGTGGGTGACCGCGTCCGCCATCGTGACGGTGCGGCCCAGCTTGGCCTGCTCGTCCTGGTAGAGCTGGGCGGCGGCGGCGATGGCATTGGCGTCCAGCGCCTGGTTGGCCGGGATCTCGCGGTCGCCGAGCTGCACCTTGGTCAGCTGGGGCTGGTTTTCGACGAAGGCACTGAAGCCGGCGAGATCCGCCTTGGCATAGTTGCGCGCCCAGGCTTCCTGAGCCGGCGCGATCTTGCCGCCCTTCAGCGCGGCCGAGACGATATCCTCGACGCCCTTGCCTTCGAGCGTTTCCCTGAGGCTCTTCACCTCGGTCTGGAGGCTGGCGACCAGCGACATGGGGGCATTCTTCGCCATGGCCGCCACGACGTCGTCGACGCCGGCGCCGGCCTGCAGACCTGCAGCCTGGGCAACTGTGCCGAGCGCGGCGATGGCCGCGGCGGCAGCGCTGACGATATCGGTGAAAGCGGCATCGGCCTTGAGGCCTACGGCAGCGGCAATCTTGCTATGCCGGTCGTTCAGCGCAGCCAGGATGGCGTCGCTGCTGGCGCTGTCGGCGAGGCCGAGCGCCTTTGCGATCGAGTTCATGTCCTCGGGTTCCCTTTCGGTGAGGTGCAGGTTGGAGGCGGCCACCGCCGCCAGGTCGAGCGCCGGCATGTTCACCAGGGCGACGTTCAGTAGCTTGCCGACCCGGCCGGACTTGGCAGAGGTGAACAGCGGCGAGATGTAGCGGTAGGTCTGAGCGGCGATCTTGCCGGCGGCCTCGCCGGTCCACTGGACCAGGCCGTAGATGCCATCGGCGCGCACTTCGAACTTCTTGATCCAACCAGCGGCCTCGGCACGGCCACCGACACCAGGGACGGCCGAGAACGCGGCCTGGTGGTCATAGTCGACCATCAGCTCGGTTGTGGCGGCGTGCTGCAGCGTGCGATCGACGATCGCATGCAGGTCATCGGCCAGGAAGGGACCGCGGCCATCGCGCAGCTTGAAGGTGCCCTTGGGGAGCAGCTTCAACCACACGCCCTCGGCGCCGGTCTCGGCCGCCGCGGCTACCTGCCAATCGAAGATGTTGACGTCGTCGCTCATGACGGCGAAGGTGGATTATTCGCTTAGGCGAAAAACCCCGGACAGTTGTCCGCCCTCCCGCTCAGACCCATCAACGACCAGGCCGAGCTTCCCGCCGGGGACGGATCGCCCGTTAAAGCGGTTTTGAAGCGGTCAGGAGCCGCGAGACGCCCTCGGCTGGTATCGGCGTAGCGGAGAACACCCCCAGGGCGCCCCTGACGCGTATTTGGCGCGAACCGGAAAAGGTGCTAGGAGTCTCATCGTCGGCGAGAGAAATCCGGGCAAGTCGCAGCCGGTTAGATCAGCCCGCCCTGGCAGCGGGAGATCTCTACGAGGAACGTGGCGCACCTCCTCGCCGACGAAAACCGACAAGCTCAAGAACTCTAAAGTGCGGATGTCTCATCGGCGACCGGCCTCATCAGGATGTGGTTGTCGAGAAGGAAGGCAAACATACTGGAATAGAGCAACTGGCGCCGCCTCAACATCAGGTCGTCTCTAAGCCGCTCCGTTCGGAATATCGGTCGCCACTCCCCGCACCAGCCCTGCGGTTGTGCACCCATTGCAAACGACAGCCAGAATAGGTGGACGAGGATAGTTCGGAGGGTCCCCGCAGACGCCGCCATGGGTTCAGGAAAGATAGGATACGACTCGTAGTCTACCTCGTGATGTCCAAGAGCAGTTGCAATGCCGGCCGTGACGGTGGGGTGGAGCAAGGCAGACCCAGCAAACTCGGCATCCTCCCGTAGCTCATCGACGATGGATACCTTGTCGACCCCGAGCGCCTGGGCAATGAACTTGGAAACCTTCGCTTTTGCGCGGTTCTTGCTGACATGCTTGTGCCAAAATGCGTTCGCCTCACTAGGCTCACCGGCCTCGACGAACTCTCGCGTTAGCTCCTTGTCGAGTGTGCAGCATATGAGCACGTCGACATGTTCGAGGTAGGCGCGCGTTAGTGCCCGAGCCTGAAGGTCAAAGCCCAACTCCACCAACTCGATAATGGCCCACAGGTCGTTCGCGAGGCGGGAAAAGAATGCCAATGCGGCGACTTGCTCGGTCAGTGGCGCCTGTTCGCCTGGTTCAGCGAGATCGTCCAACAGCCCGACCGAAAGAAAGCTCAGCCACGTCGCCGCGATGTTCGCAGAGTGATAGACAAGATAGAGGTCTGTGTCGGTGTCGAGGAGCTTCTTGAACCTCTCTCGACGACGTTGCAGCCCCTGAAGGCTCTGTTGCTCGACGGCCTCGGGGTCCTGCTTCAGGTAGTGTTTGCGCAGGATCTCTGCGTCAAATTCCCTGCGAAGTAGGGCTTCCTCACCTTCGTCGATCACAGACACGCCCCCGTCACCACTATGCCGTGATCAATACCGTTCGTCGCAACAGACGTCACGACGTACTACAACATTCCCGAGACAAGCTCATAAAACCCAGCGTTGGAGAGATCCGCGCGCGACACCAGCCCGCCTGAAAGCACGCTATTCGCCACGACGCCGACCCGCTCGCGGTCCGCAGTTAGCCCCTTGGTGACATAGTCGATCTGCACCGCCAACTTGGCGAGGCGGCTGTCGCCGGGCACCTCGAACACATAGATCAATACCTCGCCCTGCCGACCGCGGCGCTGCAGACTGTCGCGGCGGATCTCGCGCAGGACTGCGCTAGGCGTGCGTAGCAACGCAGGCAGACGCCGCAGCAAGTCGATCGGGATGGAGGCCTCCTTGGCTGGCCGTACCAAGTGGAAACTAGTCTGCTGGCGTAGGACGATCGCGCTCGACAGTGGGTAGATCTCGCGCTGCTTCAGCGCCTCGAGCGTCTCGGGCTGCAGCGCCCCCACCGTCAACAACTGGCGGCTGGCGCGCCGGCGCACGGACGTGGCATCGAACCACTCGGCAAATGCCCGATCGAAACCGGCGCCGAGCCAACGCGGATCTGCAGCGAGCGCAGCCGACAGCTCGGCCGGCGCATCGATCAGCCGGTCGGGCGTGTCGAGCACGGCCCGCCAACCCGCCTTGCCGGGGTTGTAGTCCCAGCCGGGATCGATGCCCTCGGGGATGTGCCGCACCTCGCCGGTGACTTTGTTCGTCCAGGGCTGGGTCTCGATCGTAGGCGGCTCGAACTGCAGCATCGGCCGCAGGCGATCGACGTCTGCCTGACTGAGGCTCTGCAGCGTGCACCGGCAGTTCCAGCCACACGGTGGCGACCACACGGCCCAATGCGGGTGGTCGATCGGCAGCACCAGGTTGTGGTGCAGCGCATGGGTCGGCCGCGTCGCCTCGTCCATGATGGCGACATAGCGCAGGAAAGGCCGGCTGGCCTTGTTGCGCTCGAAGCTGGCCCAGTGGCCGGCCGCGTAACTGACCCGCATGTTGACGTCGAAGATCAGCCGCAGCCGGCGGGGGGAGCCGAGCTGGACCGTCGTCGGCAGTCCCGTCTGCGGATCCTGCAGCGCCTGACGCCCCCACCAGCCCTTGGCCTGGAGCAGCGGCGTCAGTTCGTCGGCGAACTGCCGGACCGTCTTGCCCTCTTTCAAAGCCTGTTCAAGCCCGGCGTAAATGTCGCCCAGAATGTCGAAGCCGGCCGACTTGGCCACCGTGAAGGCGCGGCCATGATCCTGGGCGTAAAGGTCTTGCCAGTGGAACGAGGGATCGAGGCGACGGCCGCGCGCCTCGAGCGCGGCGATTGCATCCAAGGGGGCGAGCGGTTCAAGCCGAATGGGCATCGGCTAGATGCCCTCGTCCAGTTCACCGGCGAGCCGGGCCGCGAACATCGACTTGGCGAGCAGATCGGCGAAGGCATCGACGTCGAGTCCCGCCATCGCCTCGGCCAAGGCGCGGCGCGCTTCCTCTGGACTCTCGGCGGCAAGCAGCCTATCGCGCACGTCGCTGGCCAGCGGCGCCAGGAGCGGCTCCCAGCCGGCCTCACCGATCATTTCCTCGACAGCAGCCTGGATTGCGTCGCCGGCGAGCTGCTGCGCGGAAGGCACACGGCGCTGCCGCGGTTCGACGTCTTCGTCAGCCTCGTCGCCATCCTTGGCCACCGGCCGGGCACGCGGCGCCGTCAATAGGCGCTCGCCCTGTTTGGGTGGCGTGACTCCGATCTTCCCCTGGATCTCGGCCATCGAGACCTCAAGGCCAAGCGGCACCAGTTTCTGCACATTGTTGACCAGGGCGGTCACGTCCTCTTCGTCGGGGCGGCCGATAACGACCTCCGGGTAGGCCTTCCGATCACGCCTGGGAAAGTTGAAGTCGATCAGCGGGCGAACGAGCTGCTCATTGAGCGTGGCGGCCGCCTGCTCGCCATCGGCGTCCATAATGTCCTCGCGGACGCCGTCATGCACCTTCGCCTGGGCATAGCCGCTACCCTCGGAACTGTCGGTGGTTCCCGTCTGCCCGAGCACGACTTTCGAGCACTGGCGATCCAGCCAGTCGGCCTTGCGTTCGTACAGGTCGGTGGAGCCGGTGATCTCCGCATTCAGATACTCGACCGCCATGCTCTGGGGGATGATCGCCGCCAGATCGGTGCCCATCGAATAGAGGGCCTCGATCAGGATCTGCTTGTCCGTCTCGCTGGCGCCGGCGTCGAACTTGCCGATACGCGCAGGCTGGCCGAACACTTCGCCGAAGACCGCCCAGTCCTTGATGTTGAACGACTGGAACAGGAACAACCAAGCGACCTGGCGAGCAAGGCCGCCGCGGATTGTCAGGCCGCTCTTCGCCTTCGCGCGGTGAACGATCCAGCAGTTCGGCCACAGCTCCTCGAGCCCATGGTCATTGCGCAGCAGCAGCCGCTCCGGATCGTGGCGGTCGAACTCGAAAAACCGAGGGTCGCGATACTTGAAGGCCGTGGGCTTCCAGGGCTTCGTGTCGGTGTCCCAGATGATCTCGATTGCCGAGTAGCTCTTACCGATCGCGTCCAGGAGGTCGATGAAAACCGACCTGAAGGCGGCGCCCTGGACGACCTGGCGCACCAGCTCGGCCTCGTCCAGGTCGGCTTGATCATCGCCGGCCGCCTTCACCTTGATCTCGAGGCGGGCGACAGCGCGTTTTCGGGTGGAGAGCGTTGAGCCGTACTGCCAGAAGCGTTCCTCCATGTCTTCGGCGAGCTCGAGGTAGCGTTCTGGGCTGCCGTCGATCGACGACCGTAGGATCAAGGCGAGCGCCGCCGGCGTCAGCCCTGCAGCGGGATGCCCACCGTACGGGTTGCGGGCAAAACTGGTGACGGTGGGACCGGCCTGCTCGCGACCCGTCACCGGCTTGGTGAGAGGCGGCTCGGTTTTCACAGGCTCGGGTTTGGGGCTGCCAAAGAGGCCAAAGAACGCCATCAGAAAATCCCCTTACTGCGCCGAAGCGAGGACATGCGGAAACCAGACGAACCGGTGTCGAACATCGGTCCGCCGACTCCGGGCAGCGATGCGCTTTCATCGAACTTGCCTGGCCGCGGCTCGAGCGCCTGGTAGTCGTACTCAGCCATCGCCTGGCGCGTGGCGAAGTCGGCCAGCGCCAACGCAATGGCGAAGTCGCCGTGACGCTTCTTGCCCTTCTTGGAGCCGTCGCCCTTCTCGTTGACACGGATCTCCGAAACCATCGGGATGCCGCCGACCACCTTGACCAGGCGCAAGTCGGAGAGGTGATCATCGTCCTTGGTGATGGCAATCGCATCATCCTCGAACTTCACCTTCAGCGGCGGCATCTCGAACCGGTACCAGTTCTGGCTGAACTTGATTGCGTGAACCAAACCGCTGCTGTTGTGCTGGGCATCGTAGAGCCCGAAGATCCGCCCCATGTCCTCGGCGACGGTCCACCCCATGCCGGTCGCGTCGAAGGCGGCGCAGGTCAGGCGTGGTGCAGCGCGCAGGATCTCCGCCACGATGCGCTTCTGCTCATCGCCAGGGACGTTGCGCAATTCGACCGTCAGAGCCGCGCGCCGGCGCAGCACCTGGTCAACGGCCAGGAGTGTGCCCACCGTCAGGTCAGACACGCGGGCGAAGTCGAAGCCGAATGCGTGCTTGCAGGTCGGGTCGAGGAGCTTCAGCGCTGCCCGAAGCTTCTCCATGAAAGGCTCGACCAGGGCGGCACGTTCATGCGGCTTCAGGTGCAGATAGTTAGGGGGCAGCTCGAGCCGGAGGATGGGCGCCTCTTCGGGCGTGAGCGTCATGCGCGCCTCGATCAGCGGCCCCGTCAGCCAGGAGCCGGATCCCTGGGAGGGAATGCAGAACAGCTCTTCGTCGGCGCCATCGCCATAGTCGTCGATGATGCCCTGGCGGAACTCCGCCTCGGCCTCGGGCGACCACTCGAGACCGCGGACCAGACAGATGCGCTGGTAGAAGCCCTCCTCAAGAGCTTCGTCCAGATCGACATGCATGTAGGCGTACTTCTTGCGTCCGCCGAGCACGTCCTGGACGAGCAGGTTGAAGGGGTTTTCGTTGCCATCGTGGGTCGACACCACCACGACCTGGCCACCCCAGATCAGGTTCGCCAACGCGGCCTTGAGCAACTGATCGAGCTGGTCAACGAAGGCGGCCTCGTCGATGATGACAACACCCTGCTTGCCGCGCAGACCGCGCGGCGCCGAGGACAGCGCGATGATCTCGAAGCCCGAGTCGAACTGGATGCGGAAGGCCATGACGGCCTTGTTGCCCTCGTTATCCTCGGGCTGGAAAACGAACTCCTCGCTCTCGATCGCAGCCATCGAAAAGGCGCGCGCCCACATTGCGCAGGCGTCGACGAACTCGCGGGTCATTTCGCGCGAATAGGAGATGTACATGACGTCCATGCCGCGCGCGGACTTCTTGCGCGCGGCCTTCAGCACGGCGTAGGCGGCCAGGCCCCAGGTGAAGCCAATGCGGCGTGACTTCTCCACGACCAGGACGCGCGTCGAGGCGCTGTCGAGCAGGCCGACCCCTTTCGCCTGGTAAGGGAGCAACACGGCCGGCAGTTTTTCAGCCGTGATGGTGCCGATCCCCTCGATCGTCGACATCGACTCGCGGCGGATCTGGGCCCACTGTTCCTTGGTGAAATTGCCGCTCACGCTGCAGCCCTCCGACCCGACACGAACAGGGCTTCAGCGACGGCGAGCTGCCACAGCCAATAAAGGGCGATCGACTGCTCGAGGTGTGGCTCGGCGCGGAAGGCGACGCGCGCCCAGACAACGGCGCGCCGCATGACCTTGGTGACCATGCGCCAGCAGCGCCGGCAGAGGCCCCAGCCAGTGACGAAATCGCCGGCGATCGTGTGGATCACCGGACCGGGGATTTCGCGCCTGCAGCACTCGCACCAGGTCACGTGTTCACCCCGAGGATGCGGGCCTTGATCTCTTCGACGGTGTCGTCGCTCAGGCCGCGCTCGCGGGCCACCTTTTCGACGGCCTCCACCGTCTTGGTTTCCAGCTCTGTCATCAGCTTCAGGCGGCGGTCGGTCGAGATCTTCTGGGCCATGACTGTGGCCTGGTAGGCGCGCGCGAGTTCCATCGCCTCCTTCGGCGACTTCAGCCCCGATGCGTCGTCGACCAGTTCCTGGATGAGGGTCTTGATGAACTCGCCCAGGACGATGGTATTTTCGTCGACGTTTTCAGCCGTGAACTCGTCAGCGAGGCCGGCGAACATTTCGCGCGCTTCGCGCATGCGGCGCTGGGCGGCAGCCAGCCGAAACGACTTGTTGTAGAACGCGGTACGCGAGATCGGGTCGATGCCCTTGACCGCCAGGCGCTCGTTGAAGTCGACATGGATATCGCCGATGGGGCGCTGACGAGCATAAAGCTCCTGGCACGCCCAAAGGACGTCGTCGGCGGCCTCTTCAGGCAACAGGTCGATCGACGAAAGGCGACCACGGCCGGCCATGGCTAAAACTCGGCTTCAGGCAACATGATCGGGTCGGACGGGCGCATGACGTCCGGAATGGTGGTCGACCAGGCCAGGTGCTTTGCGCCATGCGGCAGCAGGGTGGCGACCTGGACGGTGCCAGCCTTGGTGAGCTTGATGGCCCCCATGTTGCGCAGGTACTCCAGTTCCTGCTCGAACCAGGCGCGGTCTTTGGCGAACAGGAACATCTCGTTCGCCTGCACCGTGAGGGAGGTCGAGGTGAGCGAGCGGTTCTGTTCCTCGGCGAGGAACTTGAGGATGATGAGACGCGCCTCGCGGCGCCGGGCGTCAGCGCTCATTGGCACGCTCCAGCAGCACTTCCTGCAAACGACGGGAGAGGTTGTCGATCGGACCGATGCGCACGTTCAGCGTCTCGAGCTGGCCTGACACCTGGACGAGGCCGATCTCGAGACGATGCAGGGTGTCCTTGTCGGGCAGCTGCTGCATGACGGTTTCGAGCGTGCTCACTCGACCGGCGACCAGATCAACTTTGTCGTCGACCGCCTCGACCTCTTCGGCCACTTCGTCGGTGAGCTTCTTCAGCTCGCCGCGCAGCGCTTCGATCGAACCCTCATTCCGCTTGCTCGGCGACTGGATGAAGTTCCAGAGCCCGAGCCCGCCCGCTGCCGCCGACCCCAGCAGGGAAAGCAATTCGAGTGAAAGGAAATCCATCTACCGCACTCTCTCAAAGGCGTCCTGACAGGACACACACCGTTTCGCCGAGGGGAGCGCTTGCCGCCGAGCCGCCTCGATTTCATTGCTGCAGTCGAGGCACTCGCGTCGACCTTCCCCCTCAAGCGCGGCCGAGGCCGCGGCGACACCAGCAGCGGCTTCCTGGTCAGCCAGTTCGGACGCTCTCTCGAGCGCCCTGTTGCCGAAGCCATCCGTCACCGGCCGCTCCTGTCAGCGGCGCCGAGTTCGGCGCGCAAGTCCTGGTAGAAGGCGACAAGGGCCGCGAGGCTCAGTCCGCACGATGCGAGCGCACGACGATCGCGCGCCCAGAACTGCTCGACCTCCGCCTGGGACAGCACTCGGTCGGGCAGCAGCAGTGGCTGGCTGCACTTCGTCGCCAGCGAGCTGGGGAGCCCTGGCAGACGAATGGGGGCCTCAGCGGACGGTGTTGAGGCGCCGCACGCTGCTAGGAGGAAGGCACTCGCGAGCACCGTCAACTTCAGCAGGGGCAGCTTGGTCGACCTGCGCAACGGCATCGTCGATCTCCAGCATTCGGGTTGCAGCTTGATCGACCGAGCGCATCAGGCGCTTCTCGACCTCGGTGATGGCGTCGCGGTTCGCCTTGGCCTGCTCGGCCTTCTCGCGCTCGCAGGTAGCCTTGGCTTCAGCGAGGCCGACCATGTAGCCCTGGTGACGCACGTAGGCGACGCCGGCATAGGCAAGGCCACTGAGCCCGGCCACGAGGCCGAGCACAGCGACGAGCCGCCAGAGCAGCGGGAGGGCACGAAACCAGGTCATCTGCCGGCGACGCCCTCAAGGCACATCTCGCGTGCCGCCTGGCGCCGCAGGGTCAGGCCACGCACCTCCTGGAGGCGTCCATTGACGCGGGCTTTGTTCCAGACGAGCAACTGATCGCAAGCGCCGGCTAGGTCGCCGACATTGGCCCTGCGGATGAGGGTCGAGCCGCACACGGCGCCGACGCCCATGTTGATTGCCAGGTCGACAAACGCGACCTTGACCTTGCCGGGCACCGCGACCTTCAAGCAGGAGTCAACGCCGGCCTCGTAGGTGCGGATGTTGCGCGCCAGCATGCCGTCGCATTCTGCAGGAGTGGCAACGTCGCCGGGCTTCACACCCTTGGTTTCGCCTTCGCAGATCGTCCAGACACCGACGATGTCGCGGTAGGCCTGGAGCGACCGACCTTCCCACTGCGAGACGAAACCGGTGGCCAGGGCCGTGAGGGCAACCGAGCCGGCAATAAGCCCCTTCGTCGCGTTCTTCATGATCTGGCACCCGCTTAGCAGATGCGCCGGGGTTGCCCGGCGCTTCGATTGGGTGCAGTCTGCCCTGCGTCGCGGGGGCGAAAACCCCGGACACATGTCCGGACATCGTTAGTCGAAGAGTGGGCCCAGCCCGCCAGACTTCAGCTTCGCCCGGGTTCTGCGAACGGTGCGTTCATGCTTGCCGCTGAGGGCGGCAATGCGGTTGTTGGTTCCACCGGCCTCGATCGCGCGGACCATCACCTCGTGGTTGCGGACATTGGCCATCGGAACGAGCAGGCGTCGGCCGCGGTCACCGCCTTCCTTGGTGGTTTCGCGGAAGTGGGCGCAGATCTTCCGTGCTGCCGGCATGCCTACCAGCTCAACCAACCAGTGGCCCTCCTTGGGCTCGGCTGGGATCGTAACCTCCTGGCCGCCCTTCTCGACCGCAATCGCGCGCGCGGCATCAATGCCAGCGACCTCGGCGATGTCGGCGATGACAGTGGGCAGCCCCAGGCGGCTAGACATACTGCACCTGGATGCCGCGGACGGTGATTGCGACGGTGGTGACGCCGGCGGCTCGCTGCCTATAAACGAACCGCGCTGTGGCAGTGCCGTCCGGCTGCAACCAAAGGCCCGACGATGTGCCCAGGCGGTAGCCCTCGGACACCAGCTCGTCATGGCCGCCCCAGCGCTCGCGCGCCAGCTCATCTAGCCGATCATTGGTAAGGTGAAGTTTGCGACGACCCTTCAATCCCGGTCCTCCCAGAAGTAGCGGCGACGGCCCTCTGGCTCGATTGGCTCTGGTTCGGTGGCAGGCTGGGGCGCTGGAGGGAGGGCGATCTCGAGGCGCAACAGAGCGCGCGCCAGCTCGGCCTGTTTCGCCTCTAGCGTCCGACGATAGGACGAGCCGCGCTTCAGCTTGTTGATGGCGGCGGCGAGTTCTGCCCGGCGCTTCTCGAGCGCGACGACATCACCAGGCAGTTGGCGAAGCGCGTTCATCGCATCGCCAGGAAAGCTTTCGCCTTCAGGTCCTTGAACGCCTGATCCAGCGCCGCTTCGAAATCGGCGAACGACTTCACGTCCTCGCGGTAGATGATCGCGCCCCAACCCGGATCGGCGTTAGGGATGCCGTCCAGCCAGAGCTGCACGTCGACCAGGACCGCCTTGTTGGTGCCGGACTTGTCGGTGGTGCGGTAGCGGCGGCCGGCCATCAGCGCGCTTCCTTCTCGCTACGGATGGCCTCGCCGAAGAGCTGCATGACACCGATCCGACCGTCGCGGCCAAGCTCGTCGCGGCGCCAGGCACAAAAAGCCTCGATCAGGCGGCCGGTCTCCCCGGCAGCTTCCCGGGCGAATAGGTCGAGCTTGCGCGCCTGGGCGTCGATGACGTCGTCCATCAGGTCGGAATGCTCGCCCCAGGTGACCGCCGCCTCGCGCGAGATCCACGCCTTGAGCGCCTCGATCACCCCTTGGGCCTGATGGGCATCACGCAGGAACCGGGTCGCATCCAGGCCCGTCTGTCGCTTCACGAAGGCGATGAGAGATGCGTCGCGCCGATCGGCAAACACGCCGAGGTTCCAGCCCGACAACCAGAGCGCGATCAGCTTCTTCGCATACGGTCCTTCGATCCGGCTCGCCGGCCGCGCTCCGGCGCCGGATTGCTTGATCGCCTGCAGCACCTTCACCTGCTCACCAGGCGACATCTCCCTGAGCGACCGCTTGCCGGTCTCGCGCTGGTACAGCGCCCGGGCGGTGTCATCGTCGAGGCCGGCAGCCTTCCGGGCGCCGTAGATGGCAGAGATCGTGGTCATTGGTCGCTCTCCGGTGGTGCGAGCAAGAGCTGCTGCGCTGGCGCCGGCCGGCGCCGCGTGGCTGGTTTGGCTGGCGATGCCTGGTCCTGCCGAAACCGCCCCAGCTGGGCCAGCAGATCGCCCAGCTGATACGGGTCAGAAACTTCCAGCTCGAGCTTGACGATGTTCGTGCTGCCGCGACTGGCCGAGCCATAGGAGCGCAGGCGCGCGGTCTCGGCGTCGATGAAGATGTGGGCCCTCATGTCGGCGACCCCTCGGCGATGGCGACGAAAGCGCGCCGCCAGGTTTCGAGCTGCCCGATCGTCGCCGGCGACAAGCAGCCCTGACGGTCGCGGACGGCGTGCAGGGCCGCCAGGCGCAGCGTCAGGTAGTCCGCCCCCACAGTGAAGCCGCAGGCGGTGCAGGCCGCGAGCAGCTCGCCATGCTTGTCGAGCAGCAGCCCATCGGACAGCCTCAGCAACACGGCTGCGCGCTCGCGGTCACCTTCGGCGGCGAGCAGCTGCCGAGCGATGTGGAACAACCCAGACGAGCGCAGCAGCCGCCGGCGTACGGCAGGAGCTGGCGCGGGCGTTTTCGCCGGAGGTTTCGGTTTCCGAGTGGTGGGGATGGCGACCGAAATCATGACCCGCCCCCAATCTGGAGCGGCGCATGGTCAGCGCCGACGCCGTGTGACAGCTGGACGCCATCACCGGCGGCTAGTCCCTCAAAGGCAGCGTGGTTGTAGCGCGGGAGGCTCCCCCGGCGTGACTTCGTCTCGACGGTTACTAGGTCGGTGTGGCGACGGTCGCGCTCGACGGCCGCCGCGCGCATCGCATCCGCTGAGTAGCTGGTCCAGAACAGCTCCTCGATCTTGTACTGCAGGCGCCGCACCATCGTGTCGGTGAAGTCGTGGGCTGCAGCGCGCTTCGCCCGCAGAGACGACCGCCGCTTGAACCAACGGGTGCCCCTGAACGTCCGCAGCTCGCGGTCGATCGCTCGATTGCTGATCGCGTGGAGATATCGCGCCACTTCCGGCCAGGGCTCGCGGCCGATGTACTCGACCTCTTTGCCCACCAGCGTGACCGCGCAGTTAGTGTAGGTCGCGATCGTGGCCCACAGTTTGGAGCGAACGGACTGCCAGCCCGTGCGCACGGCGATGCTCTCGGCCTCGTACTCGAGGTCGCCCATTTCGACGCCCAGCTCGGCCATCAACTTGGCTGCTTTCTCAGCCGCGGCCATGGCCTCGGCTTCGGTGCAGCCATTGGCAACGGTCATCACCAGCAGCTTGCGGAGGCGCTCAATGGACATTGAGCACCACCCGGACCGCCCAGGCGATCACACAGCAGGAAACGACAGTGCCGGCAGCTGCGAGCAACAGACTGGCAGGCCAACCGAAGCCGCGACGATTGTGGGTCGCGGTCATGGGGCGCTCCCATTCTCGAACGCGAGCCAGGCAACCCACGCGACGTTGATCAGGAGCACGGCGCCGGCGAGCAACAGCGCCAGGAGCCAGAGGGGGACGCGACGAAAGCCCATGGTCGCCCCCCTAAGCCCGCGCCAGATCGACCGTCACCGACGTCCAGTCGTCGGTCGGGTCGGCGCGATGAGCGAAACGGACATACTCCTTGGTGCCGACGACCCGCATCGCGTCGCGAATTGCCGCCATGGCCTCCATCCAGCGCGGGTCGTCGATCTCGAGGCGCAACAGCATGAAGATGTCGGAGCGGTTGATCTGGCCTTCCTTGTCGGTATTGAAGGCCCTGGTGATGAGCGCGCGGATCTCCGGCCGGCTCTCCGCCGACCACTCGATCAGCAGTTCGTCCAGGATGGTTTTGGCCACCTGAAGCTGCGGCCCGAAGTCGATGGACTCGGCGCGCTGGACATTCACCCGGTAGAGCCCGTCATGGCTCATATAGGTCCGGTTACCCTTGCCCTTGTTGCCGCGCTTGACGAGCTTGTAGTTCTGCTCGAGCAGCTGATCGAGCGCGGCTAGATCCATCATGGTGTGCATCTTCAGCCGCTCGAGCTGCTCGGAAGCGGCGATGGCATAGCCCATGATCTTGCGGACCATTTCGTCCTGCAGCTTGTCGGCCGGCTTCACCAGGTCGAGCGGCACCAGGGCGCCACGAGCATCCGGCAGGTACTTGTTGCCGCCATACTCGACGATGCCGTCCGAGATCGGCGCCGGCACAAAGCTAGAGGTCGCTTCCATTAGGAAACTCCTTTTCAAAGGTGGTTTGAAGCGCCGCGAAGGCGGCGTGGTACTCGCTGTCAGCCTGCTGAACCCCGAGGTCATCGACCTCCATGGTGGCTGCGTCAGCGCGCAGTAGGCGGGCGACGGCAGCGGCTAGGGAGGCCGACACCTGGGGCCGATCAGCGATGACGGGCAGCGCCGGCAGTTCGCCGGTGCTCTCGCGCACCGTGCAGGCAGCCATGGCGACGATCTCGAACGGCGTCGCCGAGTAGACTGCCTCCGGCGCCGACAAGACGCGGCGAGCAGTGGCGAGGCAGTCGATTTCGAGGGTGATTGCGCCGCTCACGATGCACCCCCCGACAATGCAGTCAGTGCGCGGTCCCGAGGGTCAGGGATCATCACAACGTTGCCAGCGCTCGCGATCAGCTCCGCGGTGCGCGCCCGCCGATCGCTGAGGATCGCCGGGATCAGCCCGTTCTGCTCGGCCTCTGACTCGTAGACCTTAAGCAGGTGCTCGCAGCGCTCCAGGTCGCGCAGCGCCGTGGCCCGCATGCGGTTGGCCTCGGCGACGGCATCGGCCAGTTCAGCCGGAATGGCCACCAGCTCTCCGGCGATGCCGAACAACGCGTTCTCCAGGAGCTGCAGATCCTCCCCCGCCAACGAGCGGCGACCGTCGCGCGCCTGGCGCACCATAAGCATCAGGTCCATGACCGCGCCCTGGGCGCCGACGAACCTATGGGACAGCTGTTCAAGCTGCATCTTCGTCACCTTTCTTGAGCTTGGAATGCGGGCAGCCGCCACGGCAGGCCCGGTACATTTCGATGCGCGCCGACGACGTGAGGGCGTAGGGCTTGCGCTGCCAGCCGAGGCACACGTCGCGGGTCATTTCGCCCTTGATCGGGCAGTCGACGACCGCTCCCATGATGGCGCCGCGCACCATCTCCTCGACCCGCTGCAGGTCGCCCTGGTACTTGTTACCGATGGTGGTCGAGACGAGCGCCACCGAGCAGGCGAGCTTTTCGGCCGCGCCTTTCAGGCGGTGGCTGTCGGTGTACTCGGCGAGTTCGAGCACCCAATCAGGAGCGGCACCGTCCCAGGCGTCGTTCGCCTTTTCGACGAAGCTGCGCTGATCGGCGTTGGCGCCGGCGCCGATGCGGGGACCGGGCTTCATTGCTCGATCTCCTCGGCCACCGGCTCGCCAACGACGCGCTCGATATTGGGGTCGTAGACTCCGCGCGCCTCGATCGCGACCGGCGCCTTGGGGCCGGTGTTGCCTGAACCGGTCAGGCGGTACACGAGGCGTTCGCCGTGGTTCCGTTTCGGGTTGGCGACGATCAACAGACCGGCATGGAAGAGGATGCGGCAGTAGCGCTGAGCCGCATCCTCGCTGACACTGGCGGTGTCCGTCGTGGCGTCGATCGATAGTTCCTGCAGCGTGAAACCGCCGGCAGCCCGCCGCATGACGTTCCACATCTGCTGCCGGCCCCGCCACAGCTCGGACTCGGAGCCGTCGCGAAGGAGGCGCGGCGTGTCCCTGGGCCGCTCTTTCAGGTACACCAGGTCATCGGCGCCGCGGTATGCAATCCCGGCGCGGATCAGCCTCCGAACATAATCACGTACGGCCTTGCCAACGCCCGGCTCACACTGATCGGCGATTGCCGTGGTGGTGCAGCCTTGGCCCTCGGCCGTGAGATCGCGGATTACGGTCCAGTAGTGGTCGTGGCCTCGAAGGACGCGACGGCTGTCGGCGATGACGAGCCTGAGGATGGTCATCAGTGCCCCCTGCGCGGCGCGCGGCCGGTGAAGATGGTGCCGGCATAGTTGGCGCGGTCGATGCTCTGCAGCCCGTTCTCCAGGCAGTACTCCGCGACCCGCGCGAGGGTGTTGACGATGCGCCGCGCGTTGCCCTGGGTCTCGGCGACGATCTCAGTCAGCAAGTCATCGGCGATCCCGAGGGCGGGATGGTACTGACGACCGAGCACGGAGGCGTCGGCTACGTCGCAAGGCTCGGCCATGCCGTAGGCAGCAACGCGGTTCTCACACCGCTCGTAGCGAGCCAGCTTCTGCGGCAGCAGTTCCTCGCCGACCAGCAGGATCGGGATTTTGGCGCCCTTTTCGAGGTCGCGCACCAGCTCGATCATGTGCTTGTCGACGAGCTTGTCCGCCTCATCCACGATGAGCAGCTGGTTCGGGGTGTCTTTGAGCAAGCGGATGGCCTGCGACATCATCGCCGCGACCGAACCCCTGGGGTTGATCACATTCAGCTCGCCGAGCAGCGCCTCGACGAACGTCTTCCTGGTCCAGAAGTCGAACACCTCCAGGTACAGCGCATTTTTCTTGTGCTGCACGAACAGGCTCGCCTTCGACTTGCCGTAGCCGGAGGGGCCGAAGAACACGCCGAGGCCGTCAACGCCGGGTGGGCGGTTGATGATGCTGTTGGCGACGCCCAGGCACGCCGCCACGTTCTTGAGTGGCGCATAGGAGCCGGTGGTGGGCTTGACGGGAGGGGTGGATGCGGTCATTCGTTTGGTCCTTCGTGACTATTCGGAGCCCCGGTTGCCGCCGGGGTTTCGTTTTTTCGGGGGTGTCAGCTGAGCGCCTGGTCCCCAAAGTCCTCATGCAACTCGCGTTGGGTCTGGTACGCCGCGCTCTGGCGGTAGCCGCCGAGCCAAATGGCGTCGGCCTGCTCGATCGTCTCGCCGGCGGCGATACGCGTCTCCAGGTCGCGGGCCTTGCGGTAGAGCTGGGCCGGGGTGAGCGCGGCCCGCAGCATCGTGACGTTCGCCGGCATCGGCGCGGCCGGCTCGACGAACTCGTTCATCAGCTCGGCGTGAAGCGCCGACACGTCGTCGGACAGCGGGACCGGTGTCCGGGGCGACATCGCGGCGATGGCCGCCTCGATCTGCGGCGACGTGTGCTCCACCGGCGACTTAGGCAGGGCGATGACGTTGGGCACGTCGCGCGCCTTGACCTCGAGCATTTTGGCGATGAGCGGCTGTAGCCCGATTTCCGACATGTCGGCGCGGACGCCACGCTCGGCCACGCGCATGCGGTCGGCGAACAGCTCGCGACGCGCCTGGTGGAAGGCCGCGGGGTTGACGCCAGCCAGCTCGGGGCAGATCGCCTCGCAAAGGAACTGCGCGCCGTCCGGCGAGAATACGAACACCTTGCCGAGGTCGAGCGGGTCGCGACGAACAAAGACATCCTGAGCCGGCATCAGCGACGCCGAGCTGTAGAAGTAGTGCTCGATCCGGATGCCCTGCTTGGTGACGCGACGCGAGCCATTGCTGCCCGCCACCGGCATCAGCAGCACGTCGAAGGCGCGAGGGTCGACCATCCGGGGGCGCACGGCGGATGCTGCGGCTACCGCAAATGGGGTGCGATTGCCGAGGCCAGCGTGCTCGCGGTGCTGATAGACCGTCTCGAGCCACTGATCGATGTAACGCTGCAGCTCGGCCGCAGTGAGCGACACCGAGAAGGCCTTGGCGTCATCTTCGCCCAGGCGGGTGGCGAAGCTCTTCCGCTCCTCGATCGCTTTCCGGTCGCTGACTGAGTGTCCGATGAAGCCCGGCAGGCTGGGGCCAACCATGTGCTGGAACGACTTGATCGCGCGCTCGACGTGGCCCTTCTGTTCGGGCGAGTACGCCGCGCAGACATCGACTTCGATCTTGAGGTTGTCGAATAGCCGGCAGGTGTCGCGGGCAACAAAGTCCGACCCATTGTCGGTCTTGATCATCTTCGGGACGCCGAGCAGCATCGACGCCTTGCGGACCATCAGGGCCACGGCAGAGGCGCGCGGTGTCCGTGCGACGGTGATTACGAAGCGGCGGGTGGCCACATCGATACACGCGTAGATCGAGTGGCGACCATCGACGCAGAGAGCGTCTACCGGTGAAGCGTCGATCATCCAGAGAGCGTTCGGCTCGTTCAGGTAGCGGAACGACCCGGTGCCCGAAGGCTTCATATGCGACCGATAGCGGTCGGGGTTGGTGATCTTGGTCAGCAGCACCTGGTTGCTGGCCTTGATGGATTTCAAAGCCCTTTGAAAAGCCCGAACCGGCGGCATCGGAACCGTCTTTCCGGCAACGGTCAGGGTGTCGCCGAACTGATGGCGACACTGGGTCTGGATATCCTCGCAGCTGAGGTGCGGTTCGAACGCCACCAGGGCGAGCATCCACTCTGCAACGCGGCCATTCTCGGCGCGCTCCAAAATGCCCGTGCCCCGACGGCTCTGCCCCGGATCGTAACCGATCGCCTGGCCGGCCTTCTGAGCGGCGCGCCAGCGGTCCAGCGAGCGCTTCGACACCGAGGGCACAATGCCCTTGACCCACGAGTCGATGGCAAGCGTGCCGAGGTTGTACTTGTCGCAGAAGATCTGCAGACAGCTGACATGGCGCAGCTGCAGACCGCTGGCGAAGCGGTCGAAAGCGGCAACGATTGCCAGGCGAGCGTCGCGCTCCTGAACGGCCCGGTCCGTCACGCCGTTAGCCGGCGTGATCACCGGGTCCAGTGCCTCCGCCTGGGCCTGATGGCTGACGATCGCATGCCGCTGGAAGTACTCGACTTGGGCAACGCTCGGCAGGATGCGGTAGCTGTACTCCATGCCGCCACCGCGGCCCTGGCGGCGCCGCGCGAAGACGGGATGACTGTCCCATAGCTCGCGTTTGGCGCGACGGATGACCGCGCTCTCGGTGGTCGGCAAGTCGCGCAGACCGGATGCCGCGATCTCAGCTGGTGTGAGCCACTCTTTCACCGCCGCGACCTCCATTCGGCGTCGGCAGCCTGCTCGGCGCGCTCGAACTTCTCCTTGGCGATACGGGCCTGTTCGCGCCTTAGCAGCGCCTCGTACTTTCGGGGCACTACGATGAGGTCCAGCTCTTCCAGCAGTGTGTTGAGCGGGCGAACGTCGCCGGTCACGGCGATCAGCGCGGCCAGGCGAAGAGCTGAGATCGAATGCTCTTCGGCCGCCTGGGAGGCGTACTTGTCCAGCAACTGCTTGGACACCCGCTCTCCGCCCATGAACTCCGTCATGGCGGTGGCGACTGCCTCGCGGCTGATCGGCGCGTTGCTCAAGGCTAGCGCCACGGCCTTTGAGAGCTTGCCCGCGCGGGTCCATGCCTGGGTGTCCGCTGCGTCGAAGCGCTCGACGACGGCCTCAGGCTCGTAGTCCATGTACAGGTCGAGGGTGTTGGGGTCGCGGCGGGCCATCAGTTCACCCTCTGCGCGCGCCACAGGTCGATGGCGTCGGCGTGAAGGTCGAAGAAGGCGAACTGCTGTTCCTGCTTCAGGCGCGAGAAGCCCTCGGACAGCTTCTCATGCGGCAGCAGCTTGGACGGCAGCGGGAGCTGCTGAAGCGTGGCGAGAGCGTCGGCTACCGAGGTTGCCCCATCCAGTATGAGCTGAACGATAGCGGACAACATCCCCTCGGGCTGCGCTACGAGCGCCAGCAACTCAGCCTGGTTGTCGGCCATGGAGTGCGCCGCGATGCGGTCGCGGATGGCTGCCGGCAACGTTGCGATCTTGAGATCAAGGAAGATGGCGCGCCGACCAAGGCCGAGAGCACGCTGAACCGTGTCGGTGAAATTGAGTGCAAAGTTTGCACTCAATTCCTCAAGGGCATCGTCGCCGGTTGCAGCCTTCTTCCGACCACGCTTGGCTGGCGGGAACTTCTGCTCGTGAATGGCCCGCCACTCGGCGATGTAGACGGCGCGCTCTAGCGCGGTCAGCTGGAAGCGGACGATGGTCTCGGTGATTTCGCGCTGGCGGATGTCGAGATCGCTGCCAAAAGCACCAAGCGGATGGACGATAGCGTCGATCTCGGTCCAGCCGTTCAGCTGAGCTGCAGCGATTCGCACGGCGCCGTGGATCAGACGCGGCCCGGCAGCAGTGATCACCACCTCGATCGGTGCCAGCTGCTCTTCCTCGCGGAAGGACCAGGCCATGGTCTCCGCCCGGTCGGGCAGCACCTTGCGCAGGCGGTCAGCCACCAGGATCTCGGCGATTTGCAGGCGCTGCAGCGTCGCTGCGTGGGCGCTGTCAGCAGGACGAGAAAGTTCGGACAAGGCGGCCATCATGCCACCTGTTCCGTGTCAGCGCGCGAACCGCCAATTGCACTAGTGTTGCAACTTCCGTTGCGGTTACTCTGCTGCTTGTGATGGCGACCGCGCAGGTAGCTGGTCGGGAAGAGCGTCTCGAAGGGGATATTGAGTGCATCGGCAATTGCCTGGGCTCCGGCCCGGCTGCCGCCGCCGATCCCCTGACGGCAGGCACTGGCATATAGGCCGGCTGCCTCGGCAATCCCGGTTAGCGTCATGCCGCGGCGGTGTACCTCGGCGATGATGCCAGCTCTGTCCCAGCTGGCGTCTTTGTTCGTCATCTGCATTCCCCGGATTGGGTGGTCGGTGGCACGACCATCCCGGTCCAAATCGCAACTCATGTAGCAACAAATGTCGTCTAAAAGTGTGAACAAATCAACCCTAAAGGGCGAATTGCACCGCGTCAGAGTTCGGTGTCTTGCCTTTTTAGGCGATATGGCGGGTAACGTTTTGGAATTTAATGAGAAAATGGCGCAAATTAGTGAGGCGGGCAACTCTGACCTCGCGTCAGAGTTGGCTAGATGATCAAGGAAAGCACCTTCGCGACCCGGCTCACGCTCGCGCTATCCGGCGAATCTATTCACGCCTTTTCGCTTCGATCCGGCATCCCCGACTCGACGATGCGGAAGTACCTGGCGGGCACGATGCCTGGCCTGGACAACCTGCTAGCCATCAGCGAGGCGTCGGGCGTCACTCTGGACTGGCTGGTGGCTGAAAGGGGGCCAATGCGGCGGGAAGACGTTCCGGCGCCAGAGGGGCTTGCCCAATTCAAGCTGATCCCTCGGCTCGACGTGCAGCCATCCTCCGGGTTCGGCGCACTAGTTGCGAACGAAGACCCCGTAGAAATGCTTGCCTTTCGTTCGGACTGGCTCAAGCGCGTTGGCATCAACCCAGATGCAGCCCATGTCCTGACGAACAAGGGCGACAGCAACGAGCCGACAATTCGAGATGGCGACATTCTCCTGGTCGACACGTCGATTGACCGGGTAATAGACAACGCGTTCTACGTGGTTGTTTACAACGGCCAGGCACTGCTGAAGCGGGTCCAACTGATGCTTGATGGCTCGGTTGTCCTGAGTAGCGACAACAAGAACTATCAGCCCGAAACCGTGCGGCCCGCCGACGTGCCGTCTTTGACCATCGCGGCGCGGCTGATGTGGTTCGGCAGATCAATCTAGGGGGTGCCAGTGAAAGCACTGGTTAGCGCCGCGTGTGTCGCGGTCATCGCGTTCGTCGGCTACTTCTTCTGGGGGGAGTGGAACCAGAACCAGAAGGACACAGAGCTTGCGGCGGTCAGGGACAGCGCCCTGGTCCAAGCGTGCCAACGGGTTGCTGCCGAGCTGGCGGCCGTCCAGCGTGGCGAGAGCCTAGGCCGTCGGTTCGTCCAGGAGGATGCGAAAGCAGCTCTGCGCACTTGCGTCGCGGACGGTCACATCGGATTGGCGGATCTCGGCGCAGTGAGCCTTTAGTTGGGCTCTTCCGGTGGCACTTCGTCGAGGTATTGCTCAAAGCGACTTCGTGACGCGGATCGCGGTTTGGTGTCGTCACCCAGTCGAACCGTCCGCCATTTCTGTACGGACACGACTTCCGCCGGCCGTCTCACCAGGAGATGGCCATAGTCGCCGGGTGCGACCGATCGCAGAGTCACGCGCATGTACTGGCCGGTCTGGCAGCGCGAGCATGGAAAGACCGGCTTCAACGCGTCCTGGTCCGGATTGGTGACCAGGTCCACCAGATCGGTGGCCACATAGGCGATAGTCTTGTGGCAGCAGTTGCACCGCATCACCACGAGCATGTCATCCCGAGCCGCGTTGGCCAGGCTGTAGGGCTTCCGATAGGGATGGGGCTTGTCGTAGCCTTGTGGCAT